TACCGTGCTAAGTGGATTTTGTCCACGGAGGATATTTTTACCTAGCTGTACTAGTTCAGCACCGCCTACAGTTTTAAGATTAGTATTTTTAAAATTGTTTGCTGTACGGAATCCACCGAGAGCTGCACCAAGGAAATTACCATTTTGTAAATTAGTAACAACATCGCCTGCACCTTCAACTAGGCCGCCCGGACCCAATATGCTAGTAGTACCGCCACCCAACGATGTAAGTGGGCTAGGAGTATTATCATAATGTATGGTACTAAATCCTAAAACTGTTCCGCTACTTACTGGACCTGTGGCATATTGCACAGCTTCGTATGCTACTGTCATGGTATGTTCCATTGGTACATATTCACCTGCTTGATGTTGTCCATGCTGGAAACTGGTAATCGTTGGGCGAATCAAAGTATAACTACTAAATTCTTTTTGATGTAGACTATAGATCCTAATAGCATTAATATAGTTTTGCGTGCCATTATTGCTTAATGGAGTGTATCCCCAATTTTGTTCTTGGCGTTTTTTATATTTGTGATCTTGACCATATATGGCTTCTTGATGGTCGGCATCTCTATAATAATAAGCATAGTAACCATACCAAAAATTTCTCACTACATCAGCACTGTCGTCGTGAAATGTGATGCTCAATGGATCATAGTTGATCTTTTCTTGTGCTATGTTCTTGCGATTGTAGGCATTGTAGGTTTTTGTAGTCACTGAAAATCTAGGTAGTGCTATCTGCTTGGCCATCATGCCTATTTCAGTTTGTTCGTTCTGCTCAACTTGTGCTACCACTGGATTAAGATCCATAAACACATGATAAGCTGTGCCTACCTTGGGACTTAGTCTATATAGGCTGTCAACAAAAGTACGTGAGGCATGTTGCCAGTCATGTATTTCATCACCGGTAGCTATTTGTTTTAGGAACTGATTAAAGAAGCCAGCCATGTTTCGTATCCATTTATATTATTTATCGAGATAAAAAAGCCCGGATTTTAACCGGGCTTTGAGGAGTTTCGTCTGGATTAACCAGTGATTGTAGTACCAAGAGTACGACCAACTGCTGTGCCAATTCCTGTACCACCTGGAGTTTGGATAGCATTATCATAACGGATAGTTAATGCCACTGTCATTGGTTCATTTGTAGCATAGTTAGCATCAGCATAGTCAGTATTTGATAGATAGCAACCATACAGTTCCCAAGTTTCAAGGACTGTTGCTTCATTAGCACCATTGCCACCATCAAGTACTTCAAAGCGTGTAAGAAATTTATAGTCAATACCTGAACTTGCTGAAGACTGTTCCATAAAGTCAAATTGTTTCTGTAGTTGTTCACCAACACGTTTAGTAACTTCATTACCTGCGTCATCACGTAGCGTGCAAGTAACAACTTCCCATGTAGGTTTACCAGCAAGATAAACTTTACTGTTGTAGATTGGTATAACCATCTCTTCAAAACTTAGTTTAGGACGAGAAAAGTCAATAACTTGTTTTGTCAACTCAGTCGTTGGTTGGCTTACACCAAAGTTCTCAAATGTCACGCGGAAGCGGAACTTGAGTTTAGGCATTAACAAGCCTTGGCTTGTTGCACTTTGATTAGTACTCAGAGGTACCGTAAATTTACTTAATGATGATGTTGCCATCTTATTTTCCTTTTAATACTTTATAGTATTTAGCTGTTTTTCAATTGAGTTAAGGGAGTGTCGCCACTCCCATTAACCACGTATATTATGCTATTGTTAAACTAGCACCAGTGTTGACAATTCTCACTGGAATGTAAACAAACTCAATCGCTTTAACTGGTTTGATAGCAATATCAACATACAATTCATTACGATCAATACGATCTGGTGTGTTGTTTGTTGTATCACAGACTACCAAGTAGTCATATAAACCACGTTTAGCAACTAGGTCATTTAGCACACTTTCAAATGCTGATTTAACTTGGTTACGTGTGATTGTATCATTTGGTTCAAATATAAACGGACGAGCAACTTTGTCTAATACTAAACGCAAGTATGCTACCAGTCTCGATACATTAACACGATCCAACGCTGATGTTGTTGCAGCACGGGTCTTTTGACCGTATGCTACTAGACCAACACCTGGAAGAACTGTTAATGGGTTAACATTGTCAGCATATAATACGTCGCGTAGACCAACTGTTACACCAATTGACTTAAATGTATTGTCATCAGCAACATCAATATAACCAATGCTTGTGGCGTTGTCGATCAGGCCGCGACGTACACCGGCTGGTGCAAACCATGGATAGCTAACATTGTCACTGCGAATGATTGTGCGTAGCATCATATGGCTTGCTGGAACAACAACACTCTCACCCGCTAGGTCTGTACCAAATCCTGCTGGGTAATAAACACCTAGGTATTCACTACGGCTAACTAGGCCTTTTTCGCCATTGTCTAATGCTAGATTAGTGTTTTGTATATATGGCTGCACATCACTGGAATTCAATGACAATGGAGTATCACCAATGATAAACGCTGTTTGTTTGCGATCATTGTTTAAGGTGATCATGTTTTGTATTAGTTCTGGATAACCCGGGCAAGCAATTAAGTTGAACTGTGTTTGTTCTTCACGTAGTGCTGTACTTGATTCAATAGCAGCTTTAAGTGCTTCAACAACCACGTTACGTTGTGCCTTATGTCCAAAAAATGGAACATCATCTGAGTCGTTACCACTAGCACTTACCCAAGCAGCAACTACTGATGCTGGAGTTGGGTCAGCTGATAGTGCTGTGCTGTTGAATGATTTAACATTATACCCACTGCGACGTGTATTAAACAATAATGTACCACGTGCATATAGTCTGTAGTCTGGTGCATCGTAATCTAAATAATCACTGGATAATAAATCAGTGATAGCTGGAATATCATCAACGATTGGATTTGTTGAGCCATTTGTAGCCCAACGTGCATCTGCAAATAAGATACCATCTGTAGTCACTTGGTCAGTGTTGTCAATTAATTCAAACGCTGTACCATTATAACGATAAATCTTTGGATAGTTTTCTAAATCACCAGTGTCAATCCATAGGTCACCTGCTACTAATTGTCCGCCAGCAAGTTGTTCTGTTGGTTCTGAAGCTGATAGTATAGGACCAGCTGGATCTGTAGCTGATAAGTCATAGCCACGTGAGTCGTTGGCCACGTTTTGATAACCTTTCCAACCACTACCATCGTTGACCATGATGTCGACTTCTAATGCAGTATTGTAATACCACAATGTACCATCTGTTGGATTACTGAATGGGGCAGTTGTTGAGTATGTATATGTTAGTGCTTTAAATGGGCTAGCTAGATACACACTACCTGCTGAAATTACTTGGATAAGATTATCGCTGATAATACCAGCTGTGGTTAATGGAGTACCTGTACCGTAGGTAAATTTAATAGTACCACCAGCTAGATGACTGATACTGATAGCACCGCTAGATTCGATCGCGGCAACTATATTAGGTAAATTAGCAGCTAAAATCTTAGCAACTAAAGTAGCAGCTGTAGTTCCAATCGTTGTAATCGTTGCACTTTGTGTTGTACTTGAACCAGGAACACTAACTTCCATAGTGAAACTATCACTGGTTGTATACGTCGCTGATCCGCCTGCTGTAGTACCTGTAACTTTAACTACACCTGCTGTATTTTTGCGATATAATTTAAATGTACCAGTAGTTGTACCTAATGTGTCATATTGCACATATAATGTACCCACTGGTAGATCACCACCACCAGCTACCGGACTTAATCCATAGATCGCATTACTATCGCTTGAATATAACGGAGCAGCCTGTAGCACGAATGAATCTAAATTAGCATCATACTCTTTGATACCATAATTTGCACCGTTGCCAGTTGCTGAAGTTTTAAACCATACTGAACCGTATGGACGAGGGCTAGCATCTGATTCTCTCCAAGCTGGAGCATTTCTATAACTGTCAAATGCCACTGTTGGGCCAAGCAATGTTTTTGTATTGCCCGAATCGCCTGCAGCATTAAAGATACCTAAACGCATTGAGCAGTCTGTACCACCGATGCCGTTAGTACCACCTTTTTCAATTTTTAGTTGACCATTAGCCAATGCAACATTACCAGAGCTTGCAGCTAGGCTGTCGGCAAAAATTTCAATTTGACCAGTCGAATTTGCTCTAGCACTAACACCAGTGATACTTGCACTATTGATATCGCTGGCTGTTGATGTAACTGTTGTACCTGTTAGTGTAATGTTTGTGCCATTTAGTCGCATTTTTTGACCGATAGCCAAGTTAGCTGGATTAGCAATAACACCGGTGATAACAGGAACTCTGTCTTTCCAGTCATCACTACCAACCAATGCCCATGTATTGTCATATCCTTTTAGATATATTGGATTTGAACTACTAGTAGTAACTACAGCATATTCACCAATTGATCCAACTGAACTAAGTGGTACTGTACCACTTACTTGTGTTGAACTTGTAATAACTCTTGGAGTTTGTAGAGTAAATGTCGTACCATCTTCTGTCCATTCATATATGCCCCAGTTCGTAGCACTAGCACTTACATCTAGCCAATAAGTACCATCTGTTGGTGTGCCTGTTGGGCGGATGCTTGATCCTGTTAATTCTGCTAGGTCAACGTCTGCACGTTGTACATAAATTTGATTGCTAACGCCAAGTGCGCTGTAGGCTGCTAATAGACCGTATTCATTACGCTCATCACCATGTAGTGGATTGTCAGCTGAATCAACATTGAATTCAATATTACCGTATTTTGCTACTAGATCTCGTTGGCTAGTAATGTTAAATAATTTGTTAGCATTAGCTGCTGTTGTGTAAGTAGCCAATGTGCCGCTTGGTGTTAATTTGTCTTGGGCTGTAGCAAGTAGAACGTAAGCAATTGATCCTGCCGCGGTTGGGGTATATTGACTTTCGTCTGTTACCGTTACTTCTACTCCAGGTGATATAAGTGCCATAGTATTTGTTCCTCTAAATAGGTTACTTTAAACTATTTATAATTATTTGATAGAATTAGTGGTATTAGGTGCCCTTTGAAAGGTTCGCTTGTTGCAGTAAGCTAAATACTGGTATGGAATACCGTAAAATATGTGAAATCTGTGGTAAAAAGCCGGTTGCAGTCAACTATAAGATGCATGGTCGTGTTTACTATAGAAGTCGCTGTGACACGTGTATTCGTAAGAAAAAAAAGTTACCTGTTCCTATTCCAAGCTGGCATAAAATAGGCTACAAAAAGAAACCACACTGTGAAAAGTGTGGCTTTAAGGCAAAGTATAAAGAACAGTTATTCGTCTATTATGTTGATGGCAATCTAAATAACAATACCCAACTTAATTTAAAAACTGTTTGTGCTAACTGTCAATATGAAATTGCTAAAGAGGGGTTGGGGTGGCGTCAAGGTGATCTTGTTCCTGACTTTTAAGTAAGGGCTCAATTTGATCGTATAATTCATCTAGGGTACCATTGTTATCTAGTATCACATCAAACTTTTGTCCTACCCAAGCTGTTTCACTAGCATGGATACCTAATTCTTCAATACGATGTTTACTCAAGGCCCACGACATATTACGGCCCGGGCCTTTGTTCATGCTCTTAGCATCATCATACCATGCAGGTTCTGGACCGCGATTAACACACACAATCTGACCACCAATACGCTTAACTGCTTTAATTTCGTTAGGGAAACGGCAATCTGTGATGACAATATCATCTGTTGATTTGCGTAATCTATTTTCTAGGCTAGCTACCCACATGTCATCATGGAATCCTTTACGGACTACTTCAGTGCCCCAATATTGTAGGACCCAGCGTGGGGTTAGTTTAGGCATTTTTAAACGAGCCGACCAGAACGGATCTACTTGCTCACGCCATTCACGACTTTGTTTACTGCGACCTTCTAACATGTCACGCTCCCACCCAAACACTGCGGATACACTGTCTTTCAGGCTATTAGCGAAGCTTTCACGACGGAATCCGTGTATGTTAACCAAATAGTCAGCAACGGTATCTTTACCACTGCCAATGAACCCACAAATTGCGATGATTTTAGCCATTAAAAAACTCCCTGTATATGTTTATTATACGGGAGTTTTTGTCTAGTGTCTAGTTTTTTAGCCAGTTATCCACCACATTGGTTGACCACCATCTACATAATTCTTGATGTCTTCATCGAGTTTATCTAATAGTACCTGTCCTTCTTGTTTGAGTGCTGTACCGTTTAAAGTAGTTCCACCTTGTGGGCCTGCGATCGTAGCAAACTTTTCACGTGCTTGACCGATGCTGATCGAAGTCAGAGCATAAGCATAGTCTTGGATCCAAGGGAATGCTTGAGGGTCGTTCATTAAGACGATATCTGGTTTATAATTATAAGTCCATAGCAATACACTTTCTTTTACTATATCCGGACCTTGAATGCCACCAAATGGAATCTTGCGAACTAAAGTTAATTTCTTAGTGACTTTGTTCCAAGTAAAGTTCAAGAATCCACCGAACATTTTCATAGCCATTTCTTGATATTGCGTGAATAATTCATAACTGGCTAGACCACCAACACGTCCGGCCACTAGCATGTATGTGTTTAAGTATCCACTTGCAAAGGGTTCAAATTGACTAGCGGTAGTACCTGTGACACTACCAATACCGCGGCGATATATCTGTTTAACATCAATGATATAATTAGGTAGTATGTATTCTTGTGTTTCTGGATACACATCTAAGAACACATAGCTTTCTTCTACTGAGTTACTGCTACGTTGACGATAACGGATAAGTGCTTGTTTAATCCCCATGTCAAAATGCTCTTTATCAGCTTCAACATCGATCATACCAAAACCTAAACGTAGTCGGATATAATCAACGATATCGTTTTGTTGTTTAGCTAGT